CGATCAGCGCATTCGTAACGGCTTGCTCTACACCGCCCATTACCGAGACATTGAGGGCGGAAACATGGCACTTCAGATGCTGACCTTGGCGCAGGCTTACCCACGCATTCCACAAGTTACCTAAAGGCCGTTTGGAAGCTTGAGCGTCGGCTCTCTCTTGGAACCTGCCCGCCATCCGGCCGGCGGGTTTCTGCATTTCGGCCTGCCCAAACAAAAAGCGCCTCCCCGGTTGACCGGCGGGCTCAATGCCCAACCGCAGGGAGACGCTATGCCGACGTGGTGTTTTCAGTCCAGAGCTTTCTAAATCCAATCCGGTATGGATTATGGCTCCTGCAGGCCCACAACGGTATGGACGGTGTCGAGGTCTTCCTCAGCCACGGTGAACTCGCGTGCCTCCGGCTGATACTCCCGCAGGACCACGCCATCCGACGACCGCCGGACGAACTCCTTGATCAGTATGGCTTGGTTGCGCTTCACGACGATGACACCGGCGCCACTGGCCGGGGGCTTGTAAGGGTTGATGTGGAGGATCTGAGCCGGCCGGAAACGGGGCATCATCGATTCGCCGACGACATACATACCGTACGGATCGCGGGCGTTCTTCAGGTAGTCCGGCTTCTTCACCCAGTCGATGGGGCCGTCCTCCAGAAACATCTCTTGGTCGACACCGCCACGCGCGGCAGCTCGTACAGGCATGTTTTCGTGGGGATTATTGGGGACGACCAGGGCTTGATGCTGCATAGCGGCTGCGTTCCGCAGGGCGCTTCCAGCGTTCTTGAGCTCCGATCCCGGTAAAGGGGGCTCTAAGAGGTCCAGCCCTAAGAGCACCGTGGGCTCGACGCCCAGCGGCTTCGCGAGTTTCACGGCCCAGTCGACGGTCATCTTCCGCTGACCGGCTTCCAGCTTGTTGATCTGCGGCTGCGAGGTCCCGGCCAGTTCTGCCAGCTTCTCTTGGCTCAACCCGGCGGCCTGCCGCAATTCGCGCAATGTGCTCATGCTTGAACGATACCGTCCTGGTATTAGAAAGTCCACATCGGTTTGCACATTACGCTTGCCGGTATATTCTGAATTGGTGTAATCCAATTCGTTATGACGCTGGACCAATGGTTAGCCCTCGCTCGGCACACGGAAACGTCCTTCGCGGCCCTCATCGGTTCGACCCAGGCAGCGGTCAACCGGTACCGGCGCGGCAAGCGCATCCCTCAGCCTGACGTGATGGCCAGGATCGTGAAGGAGACCGGAGGTCTCGTCACGCCGAACGACTTCTACGGCTGCACCCTGGAAGTCAAAGCCCTCGAACCGAAGAGCGCCGCTCCGCAGCCGCGATAGCGCGCTCACAGCCTGGACGGAGACCTGTCGATGGTGGTTCCGATCAACGCGCCGAAGGGCGCGAACGCCCGCGCTTTGCCCATTCTTCCGCTGATCGGCAACGCGGTTGCGCTGGCCCTGCTGTGGGCGGGGCTTCTGGGTTTCAGCCTGATCATCGGCGGGTGAGCCATGAAAGGCCGCCCTCTCATCAAGCTGCTGACGGCCGAGTTGGCCCGGCACGGCATCGCCGATTACCGGCTGGGGCGGGCCAAAAAGCACCCCCGCCTGTGCTTCGTGGCGAACGGGCGTAGGCACTCCTTCACCTTCTCCGCGAACGGCTGGGATGGCCCGGTCCGCCTCGTCTACCTCGCCAAGCTGCGCGCCACGCTGCACCGCGCCGGCTGCTCCCCTCTCCCCACCGATTGAAAGCCTTCCCCATGGCCGTGATCCTCGGCATCGACCCCGGCTTGTCCGGTGCCCTGACCTATCTCGACGGACCCTCGATCCGGGTCTACGACCTGCCGGTGCTCCAGCTCGCCCGCGGCGGCAAGGCCAAGCGTGAGCCCGACTTCATCGAACTGGCCCGTGTCATCCAGGGCGAGCTGCGCCCCGACGTCGCGGTCGTCGAGCAGGTGGGCGCCATGCCCGGTCAGGGCGTCAGCTCCATGTTCGCCTTCGGCAAGACCTTCGGCGGCATCCTCGGCGCGCTGGCCGCTTTCAACATCCGCACCGAGATGGTGCCGCCGCAGACCTGGAAGCGCTGGCACCGCATCAAGGCGGACAGCGGCAAGGACGCTTCCCGCGCCATCGCCAAAAACCTCTTCCCCACCCAGGCCGGCCTCTTCGCCCGCGTGAAGGACGATGGCCGCGCCGAGTCGGCGCTGATCGCGTGGTGGGGCCTCCACCAGAACTTCACCAACCCCTGACCCTGAAGGGCTCCCTCATGAGCAACCGCGTGACCCTGGAACAATTCCTGGCGATGCCGCACGGCGAACGTGCCGCGCTGCCGGTGGACCAGCTCCACCTCCTGCAGGAGGATGTCGGCACTCTCGACAACCGCCTGAAGGCCGCCAAGGCGGCGCTGGAAGCTGCCCTGCTGGTGCGCTTCGGCGAGCGCGCCACCGCCCAGCGCCGCGTCCTCGGCAAGGACAGCGGCAAGGTGACCATGGAAGTCGGCGACTTCATCGTCGCCGCCGACCTGCCGAAGAAGCCGAAGTGGGACCAGGACAAGCTGGTCGACATCGAGGCCCAGCTGCTCGACATGGGCGAGCCGGTCGCCGATTACCTGACCGTCGAGCGAAAGGTCAGCGAACGCGCCTACACCAGCTGGCCGGCCAGCCTGCGCACGCTGTTCGAACCGGCCCGCACGCTGGAGTTCGGCAAGCCCACCTTCAAGATCGAACCGGCGAAGGCCGGCGGGCTGGCCGCCTGATGGCCCAGGAACTCCGCATCACCCTGAAGGCGACCATCCCCGTCGAGGACGGCGACGCCTTCGCCCTGGCCGAGCAGGTCGCCGACACCAAGGCCAAGCTGAAGGAGCTGACCGACCACATCGTCGGCGTCGGCGGCGAAGCGATCATCACCTCCAAGCTGGTCTCGCCCCGCAAGCGCGAAGACGCCGCCGACGAGCCGGGCGAACCCGCTCCCACCGGCGCCGAGCCGGGGGAGGGCTGATCCGATGGCCCTGACCAAGGACGAATGGCTGGCGGCCTGTGCCGCCCGCTTTCAGGCCCGGCAGGCGGCCACCTCGGACGACGCCTGGAAGCTCGCTCCCGCCTGCTTCGACAACGCCGTGAAGGTCTTCGGGACGGAGGAGGGGGCGCTTGCCTCCTCTCCGGAAGACGCGGCCGACGAGGAAATCTCGTGCTGGGGGGGCAGCTGACCATGGCCTTCAAGATCACCACCGCAACCGAGCGGATGGAGCGGCCGCGCGGCAAGAAGGGCGTCATCGTCGGGCCGTCGGGCATCGGCAAGACGTCGCTCCTCTGGACGCTCGACCCGGCCACCACGCTGTTCGTCAACCTCGAGGCCGGCGACCTGTCGGTGCAGGGCTGGGCGGGCGACTCCGTCGAAGGTCGGACCTGGGATGAATGCCGGAACCTCGCTTGCCTGATCGGCGGGCCGAACCCGGCGCTGCGCCCGGACCAGCCCTATTCCCAGGCCCACTATGACTTCTGCGTTTCGGAGTCCGGCGGCATCGACCTGACGAAGTACAAGACGCTGTTCGTCGACTCCATCACCGTGGCGTCGCGCCTGTGCTTCCAGTGGGCCAAGGGCCAGCCCCAGGCCTTCACCGAGAAGGGAAAGCCCGACACCCGAGGCGCCTATGGCCTCCTCGGTCAGGAAGTCATCGGCTGGCTGACGCAGTGGCAGCACACGCCGGGGCTCAACGTCTGGCTGGTCGGCATCCTCGATAAGAAGGTCGACGACTACAAGGTGCCCTACTGGTCGATGCAGATCGAGGGCAGCAAGGCCGGCTTGGAGATCCCCGGCATCGTCGACCAGCTGATTTCCATGGTCGAGATGCGGCCGCTCGACGGCCCGCCGTACCGCGCCTTCGTCTGCCACACCATGAACGAGTGGGGCTATCCGGCGAAGGATCGCTCCGGCCGGCTCGACCTGATCGAAGAGCCTCACCTCGGCAAGCTCATGGCGAAGATCGACGGCCCGGTGCAGCCCGCCACCGAGCGCCTGACGCACACCATCCCCACCGACACCCCCACCGCACCCTGAAGGAGTTCGAGCGATGCTCGATTTCAACGACGCCGAGCCGCAACGCTCCGGCGACCTGATCCCGCCCTGCTACGCCAAGCTGAAAGGCATCATCCGCCCCGGCGGCGTCGACGGCTATGCGCCCGGCGACCAGGGCCTGTTGAAGGCCAGCAACAGCAGTGACGCCATGATGCTCGACTTCGAGTTCACCGTCATGGTGGGCCCGCACAACGGTCGTAAGCTGTTCTCCAACATGACCGTGTCCGGCGGCAGCGTCGACGAGAAGGGCGTCTCCAAGGGCTGGAAGATGACCAAGTCCACCATGCGCGCCATGGTGGAGTCGGCGCTGGGCATCCGCCCCGACGATATGAGCGCCGCCGCGGTGCAGAAGCGCCAGCTCCCCAATTTCGCGGCGTTCAGCGGCATCGAGTTCGCCGCCCTGATCGAGGTGGAGAAGGGCAAGGAGAAGGCGGACAAGTCCGGGTTCTACGACGACAAGAACGTCATCAAGACCGTGATCACGCCCGACCGGCCGGAGTGGCAGGCCATCATGAACGGCCAGGACGTGCCGCTCCCGACGAAGGCCGGCGGCGCGACGGGTGGTGCGCAGGGTGCCGGTAAGCCCGCCTGGGGCGGTGGCGCCGCGACCGCAAGCCCGCCCGCCCAGGCGAAGCCCGCCGCCGGTCCGGCCTGGGGTGGCAACGGCGGCGCCCAGCCCGCCGCCCAGCAGCAGCCGGCCAAGGCCGCCGGCCCGGCTTGGCTGAACGGCTGATCCCGTGACCGACGACGAGTTCCAGGCACACGCAACCCGGGAAGCGGCGAAGGCGATTGGCGAATGGCTCGAGGCAACCCTCCAACTCGACCGTCAGCTCCGGACGCTCCGGCTCTTCGAGCTGGAGGCCATCGCGGCAGCGGCGATCAGCCGCTTCGTGGTGGTGGCGTCGGAGGAGGCCGCAAAGGGCAACACGACCCCGGTCGACTCGCTGCTCTACGGCGGATGACGGCACCGCAGGCCTGCGCCGTCTGCGGGTTCCAGGATCGGGGGTTCAGTTTCGTGGACCCCCTTCGTCCCGCCGCGCCGACGCGCCGCTTCTGCAGCATGCATCACCTGAAATTCTGGTCGTCCACCTCTAGGAGGAACGACGGCATGGTCGACATGACCAAGATGGAAAAGCAGGCCATCAAGGACGCCCGGCGGCCGTTCGCCGAGGCACTGACCGAGCTGGGCCTGATGGAGCCCTTCTTCAACCGCTCGGCCGAGGACATCGACCGGCTGATCACCGCCGCCGTCACCGGCTTCAAGAAGTCGATGGACCGGCAGTCGCCGCTGACCGACGACGAGGTGCCCTTCTGATGGGCGCCGCGCTGATCGACCTCAACAGCGGCTCGGGCTTTGTCCCCGGTCAGGACCCGGCGCCGCCCTCGCTGAACGACCTGATCGACGCGGGCCTGCGCCGGCGGGCGGAGGCGGAGACCCGGCGGACATACCTGGGCGGCTCCCGCCTGGGGGTGGAGTGCCTCCGGGCGCTCCAGTTCGAATACACCGGAACCCCGGTCGATCCCGGCCGGGAGTTCTCGGCGCAAATCCTGCGAGTCTTCGAGCGCGGGCACCGCTTCGAGGACATGATCGCCGGCTGGCTTCGGCTGGCCGGGCTGGACCTGCGGACGGGCTATCCCGACGGACGGCAGTTCGGCTTCAAGACGGCCGGCGGGCGCATCGCCGGGCATATCGACGGCGTCATCGTCGGCATGCTGGACGGCTCGCCGTGCCCCATCGCCACGCCCGCCCTGTGGGAGAACAAGGCCCTCAACAACAAGAGCTGGCAGGACACCCGCAAGAAGGGCGTGGCGATTTCCAAGCCCGTCTACGCCGGCCAGATCGCGACCTATCAGGCCTACATGGAGCTGACCGAGGCTCCCGCGATCTTCACCGCAATCAACTCCGACACGATGGAAATCCTCGTCGAGGAGGTTCCCTTCGATCCGGCGCTTGCGCAGCGCATGACCGACCGTGGCGTCCAGGTGCTGGAAGCCACCGACGCCAACGAGCTGCTGCCGCGCAACGCCCTCTCCCGAGACCATTTTGGGTGCCGCTTCTGCAGCTGGCAGGACCGGTGCTGGAGGCTCCCCGCATGACCTCTTTTCCGCTCCCTCCCGGCTTCGCGCTGGACGACATCGTCGCCTTGACCCTCATCGCCGCCGAAATGGCGCGTGTTCGCACCGCGGAGCAGCGCCCCGCCGACGGTGATGCCGTCTACACCGACGGCGACTTGGCCGCTGCCGGTGGCGTCTACCTGCTCAATGCCGGCGCTTCCGATCTGGTGCGGGCCGACTATCCGCCGGGCAAGCCCTGCGACCTCTGGCCCTGGGCCAACGACTGGTGGAAGCCCAAGAACCCCATGCGTGACGCGGTGCGTGGCTGCGCACTGGGCGCCTTCGAAATCTCTCGCCGTCTCCGTGCCGGCGAGACGGTGGAGGGCTGATCACATGAGCCGCGCCCAGCCCACCCTCTGGGACGATCAGCGGACCACGCTGCCCGAAGCCATCGACATGACGGCGCAGAGCCTCCAGGCCTATGGTCCCCAGCACGATCATTGGGCCATCGCCTACAGCGGCGGCAAAGACAGCTCGGCGACGCTGACTGTCATCATGCACCTGATCGAGACCGGCCGGGTGATACCCCCGAAGTCCCTGACCGTCTGCTACGCCGACACACGGATGGAACTGATCCCGCTGGCCCATGCCGCCCAGCAGATGATGGCGCGGCTCCGCGCTCAGGGGATCGATGTCCGCATCGCCGTCGCGCCGATGGACCTGCGTCTGCTGGTCTACATGCTCGGCCGGGGAGTTCCACCACCCTCGAACTCCTTCCGCTGGTGTACGCGCCAGATCAAGGTCGAACCGATGCAGGCGGTGCTGGCCGAGATGCTGTTCAGCACCCCCGGCACCATCCTGATGCTGACCGGGGTTCGCATCGGAGAGTCTGCGGTGCGTGATGCCCGGATCGCTCTCTCCTGCGGCAAGGACGGCGCCGAGTGCGGCCAGGGCTGGTATCAGGAGGTGCTGCCCGAAGCCGCCGGCATCCGGGGCCGGATTGCCACCCTCGCGCCGATTCTGCATTGGCGCGTGTGTCAGGTCTGGGACTGGTTGATGTTCGAGGCCCCGGCGCTGGGTTGGCCGACCACGGACATCGCCGTTGCCTACGGCGGGGACGAGGCGGCCGAGATCAACGCGCGCACCGGCTGCACTGGCTGCCCCCTGGCGAGCCGGGACGTCGCCCTGGAGACGGTGCTCAAGAACCCTGCCTGGGCCTACCTCGCGCCGCTCTCTGGCCTGAAACCCCTGTTCCGTGATCTGCGGCTCCCGCAGTGGCGCCTGCGCAAGCCTGGGGTGGATGCCGAGGGCAAGGTCGCCGCCGGTAAGAACAAGCAGCGCATGGGGCCGATCACGCTGGACGGCCGGCGGATGGGGCTGGAGCGGGTGCTGGGTATCCAGGCCCGATGCAATGAAGCCGCCGCCAATCTGGGCCGGCCGCTCGTCGATCTGATCAACCCGGAGGAAGAAGCCCGCATCCACGAGCTGATCGCCGCCGAGACGTGGCCACAGGGCTGGGATGGCGACGAGCCGACCGGCGATGTGCCTCTCGATCTGGTCTATCGCGACGGGCTGGTCCAGCCCCTGCTGGTGAGGTGAGGCATGGCGCTCACCCTCTGGCCCTTCGGCGACCTGACCCCGCTGCGCTATCGCGTGATCCTGGCTGATCCCGCCTGGGCGTTCGCCCTGCGCACCCCGAAGGGCGAGGGGAAGTCGCCGCAGGCCCACTACCGGTGTTTGCCGCTCGACGACATCCAGGCACTGCCGGTGTCGCAGTTGGCCGCCCCGGACTGCGCCTGCATCATGTGGGCGACGGCGCCGATGCTGCCGCAGGCGATCATCACGCTCAAGGCCTGGGGCTTCACCTACAAGTCCGCCGGCACCTGGGCAAAGCAATCGCCGACCGGCGCCAACTGGGCATTCGGGACCGGCTACATCTACCGCACCGCCGCTGAATTCTGGCTGCTCGGCACCATCGGCCGACCGGCCCAACGCTCCCGCTCCATCCGCAACCTGATCGTCGCCCCGCGCCGCGAGCACAGCCGTAAACCCGACCAGATGCACACCGACATCGAGGCCATGTACGACGGCCCCTATGTCGAGCTGTTCGCACGGTCGCAGCGGCCGGGCTGGGAATGCTGGGGCAACGAAACTGACAAGTTTGAGGCCGTGGCATGACCGACCCCATCAAGACCCCGATGATCCACACCCGCCACTTCGGCCGGGAAATGCCGCTCATCTCCGTCTTGCTCGCCCTGGCCGCGCAGGAAGGCAACGACGGCGACGAGGGAAACGCCATGCAGATGGCGGCCGACGTGTTGACCAAGCTGACGGCGGAGAACGAGCGGCTGCTCATCATGGCTGACGAGCCCACCACCAAGCGCGTGTGGGATGGCATCCAGGCCATGGCCGGGCTCTTCACCGATCCTGACCACATGCCGACCGTGCTGGAATTCAAAGCCGCCTTCGACGCCGCGTTCGTGGTCGACGGCAAGCCCTACGACGTGGAGCGGATCAAGGCGGAATGGCAGGCCGACTATGCGGCCATGACGCTCGAGCGGGACCAGATGCGTGCGGTGCTGACCGGCCTCGCCGATCTGGTGCAGCACGAATGCGGGGTCGAGCCCTGCGCCGCATCCATGTCTCCGGCAGAGCATTACCTCGGGCTGGCCCGCAACCTTCTCCAGCCTAAGGAGCCGACCCATGGCTGACATCACCCCGTCCGCCCTGCAGGCCCAGGCCATCGCCGAGACCACGGCGTGGTTCAAAGGCGCTGACAAGAAGCAGCAGCAGGTGTTCCGCATCTTCGGCTATGCCGGTACCGGCAAGACGACAATCCTGAACCTTGCCATCAAGGAGCTGGGCCTCTCCGCCTTTTGCCCGGTCGGTGACGACATGAAGGAGGAGGCCGACACCGGCGGGCACAAGACCGGCCGGGGCGTGCTCTATGCCGCCTTCACCGGCAAGGCCGCCCTGGTCATGTCCCGCAAGGGCACGCCCGCCCAGACCATCCACAGCCTGATCTACCGCGTCTCCGAGCCCACCAAGGAGGAGATGGAGCGGGTGAAGAAGGAGATCGCCGACATCGAGGGCAAGCTGGGCGCGCTGGGCCCGGCCGAGCGGATGCTGATGGAGGCGCAGGCCTCCCAGCTGAAGCTCCGGCTGAAGGACATGCACAAGCCCGCCTTCATCCTCAACACAGAGTCGGCCGTCCGCGATGCCAGCCTGATCGTGCTGGACGAGGTGTCCATGGTCGGCGACGACATGGCCCGCGACCTGCTGTCCTTCGGCAAGCCCATCCTGGTCCTGGGCGATCCCGGCCAGCTCCCGCCCATCAAGGGGGAGGGCTACTTCGTCCAGGCCGAGCCGAACGTCATGCTGACCGAGATCCATCGGCAGGCCGGCGAGAGCGCAATCATCCGCCTCGCCACCATGGCTCGCCAGGGCCAGCCGATTCCCTACGGCCAGCACGACGATTTCGTGTGGAAGATGCGGCGCATGGAGGTGGGCCCGGAGCACATGCTCCGCGGTGGGCAGGTCATCTGCGGCAGGAACGCAACCCGCATGCAGCTGAACAACGCCATGCGGCAGGCGGCCGGCTTCTCCTCGATCTATCCGACCGGCGGCGGCGAGAAGATCATCTGCCTGAAGAACCGGAACGACCTGGGCGTCGTCAACGGGATGTTCCTGACCCTGACGGACATCGAGGACGTCAGCGACATCAGCTTCAGGGCCCGGGTGATGACCGAGGATGGCAAGCCGGTCGGCGCGCTGGACGAGGACGGCAAGCCCGAGAAGCAGATCCTCTACAAGGGCCACTTCGACGACCATGTCCGCGTCGACAAGGACCGGGACCAGCGGGACTACTTCGTCAAGCGCGGCCTGATGGAAACGTCCTGGGGCTGGGCCATCACCGGGCACAAGAGCCAGGGCAGCCAGTGGGAGAACATCGTCGTCGTCGACGATGGGCTGGGCCGCACCATGGAGGATCGCTCCCGCTGGCTCTACACCGCCATCACCCGCGCCGAGAAAGGCTTGGTGCTCCTTGGCTGACCTCCTCTCGGCACCGCCCACCGCAGCGGTGCCCTGGATCCTTGACCTGAACCCGGACGAGCCGCCGGCCCGGCCGTGGGTGCTCGACCTCAACCCCGATCCGGACGAGCGGCCGCGCCGGTCTGCCCGTGCGGAGCGGGACGAGATCGACGCCGCGTTGCGCGATCAGGTCGAAGCGCTGGTGACGAGCTTCCGCGGCCAGCCGAACAAGGCCCTGTCCACCGACAGCCAGCTGCGCTACGGCACCAAGGGCAGCCTGCATGTCTGCGTCGCCGGCAAGGAGAAGGGCCGGATCACCGACTTCGAGGCCGGCGGCGAGAAGGGCATGGGCCCTATCGACTTCATCATGGCCGAGCGGATGCTACCGATCGGTGAGGCCCTGCGCTGGGCAACCGACTGGCTCGGCCTGCAACCGCCACCACCGGTGCGGCCGGAGGTGGTGGACGAGGGCGAGCCGACCGACACCAGCGCCTGGGCCCGGCAGCAGTGGGGCGAAGCGACCAGCGCCGCCGGCACGGTGGCGGAGCGCTATCTGGTCGATCACCGCGGCATCACGCCGGCGGTGGTGGAGCGGTTGGTCGCGCTCGACCTGATCCGCTTCCATCCCGGACACCGTGCCAGCAGCAAGCCGGGCGCGCGGAGCTGGTCCGCCATCCTGTTTCCCATCTTCGACCAAGCCGGCGAACTGCAAGCCATCCAAGCGGTGCGGTTGAACCCCGTCACCGGACGGAAGATCACCGGCACCGCCAAGATCTCCAACGGCCCGCTGGGCGGCCATGGGCTGATGCTGCCCGGTGACGGCGACGTCATCCTGGCCGAGGGGCCGGAGAACGGCATCAGCGCGTGGCAGGAGACCGGCCGGCCTGTGCTGATCGCCTTCGGCGGCATCGTCAAGGTGCAGGACTGGCCGCCGGCCGGCGCCGTGGTCACGGTGCTGGCGGATGGCGACGCCGTCGGCTCTGCTGCCGCCAAGTCTCGGGCGAAGGCCTGCGACGCCATGGCCGACCGCGGCGTGACCGTGCTGCTGACCGACACGCCTGACGGCATGGACGCGAACAAGCTGCTGCTCGACCCGGCGGCCGGCGACCTGCTGGCGCTGATCAACCACCCTCTGCACTGGCGCGACCCGGTGCCGGAGGCTGAACCTGCTCCGACCGCCTGGCAGCCGGTAGACGGCGACCTGTCCGCGCGGATCGGTGCCCTGACCAAAGACACCAGGATGAACGATCCGGCCGCCATCACAGCGGTGCTGGCCGAGATCGCCGCCTCCCGCATGGACCCGATCCAGCAGGATGGATTGTTGGAGCGGGTGAAGCGCCAGACCGGCATGTCGCTCGACACGCTGAGAAAGGGCATGAGGGCCACCCGCAAGCAGGCGATCGCCAACCGGGAGGGCTTCGCCGACATCTGCAAGCGCTACGTCTATGTGAAGGCGACGGACTGTTTCTGGGATCGCGTGACCTGCGAGATGGTGACGCTCCAGTCGGTGCGGAATCATCACTGGCGCGACATGCCGGCCAGCGAGACCGGTCCCATCAGCCCGTTGGAGGTGATGCTGCAGGACCCGCACCATGGGTGCGACCGGGCCGACAGCGTGACGTTCCTCCCGCGCGGCCCCGGCATCATCGAGGCGCCCGGCGGGCTGCGGCAGCTGAACATGTGGACGCCGCCGGATATCGCGGCCATTGCCGGCGACGTCACGCCGCTGCTGGACCATCTCTGGTACCTCCTCGACCAGGACCCGGCGGCGGTCGAGTTCGTGCTCGACTATCTCGCCCACCTCGTCCAGTTCCCGGAAATCAAGATGCGCAAGTGCATCCTGATCATCGGCGTGCCGGGCATTGGCAAGTCGATCGTCTACGAGTGGATGATGAAGCTGCTCGGGCCCACCAACTGCACCCCGGTGGAGGAGAGCGACCTGCGCAGCCAGTTCAACGATTGGGCGGACGGTGTGCAGCTCATCGTCGTGCATGAGCTGATGGCCATGGAAAGCAAGGAGGTGATGAACCGGCTGAAGAACTACATCACCGACCCGACGATCCGGATCAACCGGAAGCAGATGGCGACCTATCGCTATGAGAACCGGGCCAACTTCCTGATGGCCAGCAACCACCGCGACGCGGCCCAGATCGAGAAGGGCGACCGGCGCTATTTCATCTGGCACAGCAAGGCCAAGCCCCGGCCATCGGCCTACTATGACGCCCTTGGCGCGTGGTTCGACAACGGCGGTGCCGAGGCGATGCTGCACTTCCTCGCGACCCGCCCGCTCGACCGCTTCAACCCGTTCTCGCCCGCGCCCCTCACCCAGGCGAAGGCCGAGATCATCGAGGAAAGCCGATCCGGGATGGACGGCTATCTACATGAGGCCTGGGAGACCGAGCGGGCGCCGTTCCAGCATGACCTCGTGACGGTGAACGACGTCATCGACTTCATGGCCAAGGACAAGAAGATCAGCCTGACCCACAAGAAGGTGTCGCTCTTCCTCCGGAGCATCGGCGCCGAGCTGCTGGGCAACAAGCGGCTGGAGGGCGGCCGACAACAGAAGGTCTGGGCCATCCGCAACCAGGAACTATGGATGGAGGCTTCGGAGCGCGCAATCGCGCTCGCCTACCGTTCCGCCTGGACCCTCCCTGACGAATGACCCGCCGCGCCTGTCCGCGCCGCCCTTCCGCGCTGCCCCGGTCACCATGCCGGGGCGGCGCTTCTGTTTTCAGCCTGTGACGGTTCATACAATGCGCCGGTTCGTGCGACGGAACTCGAAACGAACCGTAGCAGAAAAAACTATTACTTTTCAATGTGTTATATACATTTGCGACGGTTGCGACGGATAATATATGAATTATACACGCAGTGATGAAGATGATTGAGAGTATGGGGTGTATATACACACGTCATGTATAAATAGTTGGAGGGAACCGTAACAACGTCCGCAGGCGTCGCAGTTACGATAAAGCTTTGATGTGACTTCGAAATTACTGCGGACGTTAGTGTTACGGTTCGATTTTAACCATCGCATAACCCATTTCGTTTAACTTGGATGGTGCGAAATACCTCGTTCCCACGATATATTTCGGGCATGCACCGCCAGGAACCCAACGTCATGCAGCAGTCTGTCGAGACGCCGGCCCTTGAAGGCAAGCGCTGGCATGTCGCTGTCGTGAAGCCGCAGTTGCAGTATCGGGATATCGCTCGGAAGGCGCTGAAGGCGCGGGGGTACGACGTTCTGATGCCGATGTGCCGGGAGATGATCGTCAAGGACGGTAAGTCCCAGGCCGTCGAGCATCCGCTCTATGGTCGCTATGTGTTCGTCGGCGTCGAGCCCAGCCGGGACAGTTGGGATATCCGCTGGACACCCGGCATCCAGCACATGACCCTCGATGCACGCCGCCGCCCCATCGTCATCGGTGTCCCGGTGCTGGAGGCCATCGTCGCACGGATGCAGCAGGATGGCGGTACGGTGGACCTCTGCCCTAGGCCGGCTGCCGTGCCCACCGGTTCCGGATTTCAGGAAGGGCAAACCGTGCGCGTTACAGGTGGCCCGTTCGCTGGATGGGAAGCCCTATTCCAAGCGGATCAGGGCAAGCGTTGCCGGGTGCTGCTAAGCCTGTTCGGCAACCAGATGACCGCCATGGTTCCGGCCAAACAGCTGGTCGCCGCATGAGGCTTGACACCCCCAATCGGTAGGATTACACCGCTCGTACAGGTGGCCCCGATTTCCGGGTCCACTGCGGACGCCGTGGAGCAGTCCGCCTCCCACCCGCCCGGTCGCAACCGTGGCGGGTTTCGTCATTCTGGCTCGCCGAAAGGAGCCAATCCGGCCTGGACCGCAGCACAGGCGAGAGCCACAGTCCGGCTGATCGGGCGGTCTCCAGCCTCCCACATCTGCACGGCCCGCTTGGTCGCGCCCAGCGCATCGGCGGCCCCTTGCTGGGTCAGTTCCAAGGCATCGCGCCAGTGCTTGAATTCGGTCGGGGTCATGCTAACCTCTCGCTCCAGGAGGTGACGCGCTTCCGTCCATCTGGTAGGTGGAGCCGGTTTCCCGGCCCCACCCTTCGGCCTTAGTCCTTCTCCCTGGTATCCAGTTCAATCTCGGCTGCTACCTTGATCTTGAACCGGAATTTCGGGAAGAGGCCCTTCAGCCACTCCAGAATGTTCACTGCGCGTCACCTCCTTTCGGTTCGTCGTTCGGGACCATCCCGTCCGACAAGTTCAAGATAGGCGAACAGGGTTCGCCAGTCAATAGAAAAAGCGAACTCTGTGCGCTTTTCTTTGCCCGCCCGGCTCTCGTCGTGGCGGGTTCTGTCATTCCGGCCCCTCGAAATCGGCAATGCCTTGGCACAGAGCGGCAAGGGCCAGCCTGACAGTCTTCGGAATCTCCACCGGCCGGCCGTCGTCGCGTCGGGTGCCACGCTCGTACAACTCGACGGACGACTTGCTGATGTCGAGTACATCGGCCAAGCTCTGTTGGCTCAGCTTCAGGTGCTTGCGGGTGCGCTGGAAGTCTTGCGGGGTCATGGGATCAGCCTTACATTTGGGGGGACACGGGGCTGAGCGTCACCTCAGCCCCGCGCTCCCGCCCTTAGCCCCTCAGGATGTCAAGCACCAGCTTGATGATCCCGAGGATCAGGGCCAGGAGTTTGAGGAGGCGTTCCAAGCGCTGCATCCTCTTTCTCCCTGTCGGCGGGGGGAGGCCTGTCCTCCCCCTACCGCGCCGACAAGAGAAGAATAGCGTACTGAGTACGCTAACGCAAGCAGAAAAAGCGTACTGAGTGCGCTTTTCTTCGCCCGCCCGGTCTTTGCCGCGGCGGGTTTCGTCGTTTCGGGGATCACCGTACATGGAAAACCTGCCGATCCCCGATGTCGGGGAAACCATCGTTCGTCTTGCCGGCCTGTCTCCGGCTGCCCAGGTCGCCGCCGTCATCATGATCGGCTTGATCGGGCTGGCCTGGATCATCACCCGCCGGCCGCAACCCGGTCCCGGCAACGAGACGTTCCAACTCGTCATCAACGCCATGAACGAGCAAGCCAAAGCCACGAACGCCCTGGCTGAACAGGTCGAGCGCATCGTGGAACAGAATGCCGACATCATCGCCCGGCTGTCGGTCAAGACCATGGAACCGGCCTGACCATGGAGCGCAAGCCCCTCTCTCAGGCTATCGCCGAGACGGCCGACGTCTTCGAGCGGCAAGCCGTCGCCGAAGGGTACGCCGACGCCTCCCGCTTCGTCCGCCCCCTGATGCAGGGCCTGCCCGACGGGCGCATTGCCGTGGGTGCCATGGATGGATGGACGGCATTGGTTCCTGCGTCGGTGGAAGGCTGATCCATGGCCCCGCGGCTCCGCTCCCTGCGCTCGCCCCTATCCATCTTGGACACCCGCACCGGCAGGGCCCTGGCGCCCGTCGCATCGGAGCAGGACCGCAAGCGGCGCTACGACGAGACCCGCGGGTCGGCCCGTCAGCGTGGCTATGACCGTGACTGGGAGAATCTGCGGGATGCGGTGGTGATCGAACGGGGCTGCCGCTGCGAGGCGTGCGGCACCATCGTGGTGCTGCGCAAGCGGGAAGCCACTGCCACCACCCCCGTGGCTGAGGTGGACCACATCGAGGGCATCGCCGACAGGCCCGACCTGCGTCTGGAACGCTCGAACCTTCGGGTGCTGTGCAAGCCCTGCCACTCGGGGCGGACGGCCAGAGACCAGGGGTTCGCCCGCGGCTGACCCGCCGCCCCGACTGGCACACCCCTTGCAATCGGGGGTAGGGGGTGTCGAAAGTCGGGGAGGCGGCCGACCGGGGGACCGCGCCTCCCCCCATTCAGAGTTTTTTCCCCTCCGGATGAATTTGAGGTGCGCACTTTGCGGTGTGCATACCTTGATATGACGAAACGCAAAAACATTGATTGGGCAGCGATTGAGGCCGCTTTTCGGGCCGGAAAGCTGTCAAATCGCCAGATTGCAGAGCGTTTTGAGGTGTCGGAAAGCGCCATCCGGAGCCGCGCGAACAAGGAAAAATGGGTGCGCACTGCGCACGAAAGTGCGCACTTGCCGGTGCAGGAAATCCTCCCGCCCATCGACCGGATGGCGCGGCCGATGCACCCCGCTGAGCGCCGGGACCACGTCGAACACGCCCGCGAGATCGCCGGCCGGATGCTGGATGAGCTGGACACGGTCACGTCGCACGTCGGCGAGCTGGAGCAGCTGATCGAGGTCGAGACCGCCGACGACGAGAACAGCCGGCGCCGTGCCGCGATGATGAAGGCGATCTCCCTGCCGGCCCGGTCCATGACGCTGAAGACCATCGTGCAGGCTCTGGCGGTCGCGAAGGAGGTTGCCGGCGTCGGCATCGGCGGCGGCAAGAAGGAA